AAGAGATGGGTGCAACTCCAACTGCACCAGTCCAAACACCAGCTTCCCCTTCTGGTAGTGGACAGAAAGCCGAAGATATACTTGCTATGATTCGTAGCAGACAGTCTTCATCTTAACGGCAAATGAGGGCAAGGTTTTTTCCTTTCTCCTTGCCCTCAATAACCCTGACACTTGAGTAAAACCAATGCTATCAATAATTGATAAAAAGTTGTTTCCTGACAAAATTCAAGTTATTGAACTACCCGATGGCAGATTTGTCTATCAGATACACAAAAATGGTAGCACTACACTTCAAAAAATAAAAATACGTTCATTATCACTTAACGAAATTGAACAACTTACTACTGTTGATATTTTTGTAAGAGATCCGTATAAAAGATTTTTGTCTGGCATACAAACATATGCATATAAACTTAATGTGAATATAAAAGAATTATGCAAAATTGTAAACGATGTTTACTTTCTAAACAACCACTTTTGTCCTCAGTTATTTTGGATTATAAATTTACATAGATTTACAAATGCGAAAATTCGAATTAATCATTTAGACTCATTGACTAGTTTAACAGATATTAATCTCAATAAACAAACAGGTTATAATGACCTAGATATATACTTTAATAACAACAATCAGCTTAAATATTATCTTGAACTTGATTGTGTACTTTATGAAAATTTTTTAAATCAAACTGTTGAATTTAGTACCATACAAAAAACGATTAAGAAAAACTACAATGAGCTTTATCAAGATACATTTGGATATACAGAGTTAATATGGAATGCCCTAGACTAAAACATTTTAGGCGAGTAAACAGTGATGGTACTATTGGCATATGCGGCCATATGATTTTTCAACCTAAATTTAACACTTTGGAAGAATCAGATGCGTGGGCGGTTCCTTTGCAATCTGATTTTGCTAATAATGAGTGGCCATCTCATTGCAAACGTTGTAAAGATACAGAAGAATCTGGGAGAGAAAGTATAAGAAATTTTTCTCAAAAACGACACACTGACCTTGTTGTGAAAAATACAGAGTATTTAACTGTCGGCGGAGTATTAGATACCTACTGTAATAGTGCATGTTTAAGTTGTTCGGCAACATTAAGTACTAGAATAGCTAGTTTAAATAAAAGTCCTTTTGTACAAGATAACTATCAAGTTTTTACAAAATTTCCGCAAGACAGAATTTACCAATTAGACATAAACGGCGGCGAGCCGTCATACAGTAAAAATTACCAAAAAATCTTACAACAGTTACCTCCAAATCTGACATACTTGCGTATAAACACAAACGGACACAAAGTCATGCCAAATATTGAAAAAGTATTAGACAAGCAGATTGATGTTAATGTAACTTTAAGCCTTGACGGAGTTGGTGATGTGCATGACTATGTGAGATGGCCAGTAAAATGGAAGAATTATACGCAGACTGTTGATTCATATATCAATTTGCAAAAAAAATATCAAAATTTAACATTAGATTTTTGGACAACGTTATCATCATTAAATTTAAACAATTTAATTCATATTATCAGCTATGCTAAAAACAAAGGCATTCCCCACGGGTATGCATTGCTTGAAAAGCCGCATTGTCTGAGTATCAAAAAAACAAATTGGTTAACTAAACAGTATCAAGGCAACGAATCGTATGTAGCAACTGAAGATAATAACGACGATGAATTAAATGAGTTTCTTGTTAAACAAGAAAAACTTCGAAAAATCTCGAGGATTCAGGAATTAGCAGTTGACAATAATAACAATTTATAGTACAGTAGTAACATATCAAGCAAGGAGAATACAGTGGGCAAACCATTTGACGTAAGTAAATTTCGCAAAGATATTACAAAAAGCATTGACGGATTGTCAATAGGCTTCAATGATCCAACAGACTGGATTAGCACAGGCAACTATGCACTTAACTATCTGATAAGCGGTGACTTTCACAAAGGTGTTCCGTTAGGCAAGGTTACAGTGTTTGCTGGCGAATCAGGAGCAGGTAAAAGTTATTTTGCGTCAGGTAACATTGCAAAAGCCGCACAAGAACAAGGAATATTTGTGGTTCTTATCGACAGTGAAAATGCACTAGATGAAACATGGCTACATGCACTTGGTGTGGATACAGATGAAAGCAAGTTGTTGAAACTAAGCATGAGCATGATAGATGACGTAGCAAAAACACTTTCAACATTTATGAAGGACTATAAAGCAATGCCTGATGGAGAACGTCCAAAGGTACTGTTTATTATTGATAGTTTGGGTATGTTGTTGACTCCAACTGATATAAATCAGTTTGATTCGGGCGACTTAAAAGGTGACTTGGGTAGAAAGCCTAAAGCACTTACTGCACTTGTGCGAAATACTGTAAACATGTTTGGTAGTTACAATGTTGGTATGGTGTGTACTAACCATACATATGCTTCGCAAGATATGTTTGATCCCGATGATAAAATATCAGGTGGACAAGGATTTATCTATGCATCAAGTATTGTTGTTGCAATGCGTAAACTAAAACTTAAAGAAGATGAAGATGGCAACAAGATATCGCAGGTAAAAGGCATACGTGCCGCTTGTAAAGTTATGAAAACTAGATATGCAAAACCTTTTGAATCAGTACAAGTTAAGATTCCGTACGAAACAGGTATGAATCCATATAGTGGATTAGTTGATTTGGCTGAATCAACAGGATTATTAACCAAACAAGGCAACAGGCTAGCATTCAAAACTTCAAGTGGTGAAGATATATTACAGTTTAGAAAGGCTTGGGAACGCAACGAAGACGGTTGTTTAGACAAGGTTATGCAAGACTTTAATAAAATAGAACAAGAGCTAAGTACTCCTGAAGAAGTAACTGATACTGTTGAAGAGGAGAATATATAGTGTCATTAGACTTAGCCGTTTTAGTTTGGAAACAAACACGACAATTTATGCACGACGCATCTGATGTAAGAGAAGCAGCAGATCATGTAGTTGAAGGGTTATTACAACATCATACACCTGAAGAACTACGTGAAGCATTTAAATTTGATGGGGCAATCAAACTTGCAGTAGCTGATTATCTTGGAGAAGCAGAAGAAGATGATTTTGAAGATGATGAACGTGATGAATTACTTGACCAATACGACGATGATGGTGAATTCAACTACGATGATTACTGATGTGGTATAGCCGTGTAACAAATAATCTTGCTGAGATTCCTAATTTTATTACTCACTTTGAACAAGAATTATTGATTGCTAAGAGTGAATGCAAGGTTGGCGGTATTGTTGAAAAGAACATCAAAGCATTACCAGGATTGACAGAGCATCGATTTAACCAACTGCAAGAAATTGAAGCGGTACTAAACTTTCTAAACATCAAACTTAGGCAGATAAGACGAAAACACTTTCAAAAGTATTTAGAAGGATATGCCCGGGCATTAACCAGTCGTGATGCAGAAAAATATGTTGACGGTGAAGATGAAGTTATTGACTTTGAAACATTAATTAACGAGGTAGCCCTACTTCGTAATAAGTATCTTGGCATAATGAAAGGCTTAGATACTAAACAATGGCAACTAGGGCATATTGTACGTCTTAGAACTGCCGGAATGGAAGATGTACAGGTATAACAATGAACAGTAGTTTTTCAAGTTCTGAAGAAAAATTTGATCATTCCTACGAAAATATTATCAAATATCTGTATGAATATGACGACTTCATGGAAAGTGTTGGAACTGTTGTTGGTATTGGAAGTGATCCAGAAGCACTTGATATACAATGGTGGGCAAACGCAACCACTAGAGATGAGAAACAATTGTCACTTAATATCAAGTGTACAATTGTAAATGACTTCGACAATCTAAATGTCAAACACAAAAATATTGCTTTTCAAAGAGAAAATGTTAACTCTATCACACGACCAAAAAAAGGTTTTGATATTTTATGGGCATATGATGTACTACAGTATCAAACCAATCCATACATGACATTAAAAAATTGGTGGAACGTTGCAACTACAGATTCGATGTTGGTTTTATCAGTACCGCAAACAACCAATATAGAATACAACAAGCAAGAGTTCCATGCTAGAATGGATCACAAATATAATTTTACATTGCCTATGTTGATCTATATGTTGAGTGTAAACGGTTGGGATTGTAGATCTGGTTTTTTTAGAAAAGAAATCAATGATCCTTGGATACACATACTAGTGTATCGAAGCAATGTTGAACCAATGGATCCTAACAAAACAAATTTGTATGACATTGCTGAAAATACACAATTACTTCCTGAATGTGTAGTTCAAAGTATTACCAAATTTGGACATCTACGACAAAGAGATTTAGTACTGCCATGGATAGATAAAAATCTTACAATAATGGAGAATCACTGATGAAAGCAGGCAAAATATGGGGTTCCACCGAGTTAATACATGCAAACGGAGTGTTAGAGTTTCATCGTATTGAATACAAAGCAGGTT